GCAACAGCGATTTCTAGGTAGTCAGTATCCAAAACGTACACGTTTGAACCAAGAACTGCATCAGCTGATGATACAGACTTAGGTGTGTCAGCGTCTGGGATAATTGGGATACCTTGATAAGTAGCCAATACTAGTCCAGTTCTTGTACCCGGGAAAGTCTTTTCAGACCCTACACCAACTTGGTACTCTTCCTGTCCTAAGTATCTTTGGTTACTGTTTAGCAATCTTTCTAAGTTGAAGTATTGGTCGTGTCCCAAAAGTATTAGTTTTGGTTCTCCACCATTCTCTCTTATTTTTTGGATTGCTGTGTCTAGTAAGTTTAGACTTAGAGCTCTTCCTGTTCCTGAGTTGTAAGAAACAGAAGCACCTGCATTCCAAGCACCTGCTGTTCTTCCATTTAGGGTCAAGTCATAAGCTCTTGTTCTAGCTTCTCCACCACCAACAGCGGCTCCATCTTCTGAAATAATATCATCAATGGATGTTAAACCTGCTCTGTTGAAAATGTAAGCTACGTCACCATCAGCGTATGTAGTACCTGAAGCCACTGTAACAGCACCCGTAGATGTGTTTACTGCGGAAACAACTGAACCTGAAGTTCTGTCATGTCCTGAAGCTGAGGTATCGAATTGAGCTACAGAGTCACCAATCTTGAAGTTCTTAGCAATTGCTGCTGGAACTGTGAATGATGTTGATGAACCAGCTGATGTCAAGTAAGCTGACCCAGCTAGAAGCTCTTCGTTCATTTCTTTGATGTGGTCTAACTGAGCATTTTCGTTTTCCAAAGCTAGAACATCCCCAACACCACCTTCTAGTTGTGCAGTGAATACTGATTTCACTGAAGCACCGAATGTAGTTGAAACTATTCTAGGTAAACTAGAAATTGTTTCTATGTTGGAAACGTCAACTGTTGGTAAACTTCCAGTTTCAGTTACTGGTCTTGAACGGCTAGAACCTCTGTCAGTTCTTACCCTCCAACCAGCTGTGTTACCCCAAACTACTCTTGGGATAGCGTTGAAGAATCTAGTTTGGTTGTTTAGTGCTTGCCAAACTTTTCTTCCATATGTTGTGTTGAATATTCCTGTAGCAGAGTCTACTGTAAAGTATGATTGTTTCTGAAGGTATTCTGGACCGAATACAGACTGATACAGACCTCTTTGAGACTGTGCAAGATATTCACTTAAACTTGGGTTTGCCATGTTTATAATCTCCTATAGTTTGTTTTGATTAACCTAATAGTTCTCTAGGAACACCATCAGTGTTTCCAGTATCTATTTGGTGTTGCATTCTTCTGAGCTCTGAGTAAGAAAGTTCAGCTAGTTGAGCTGGTGTGTCTTCAATAGCAGTTGATTTTTGAATAGGTGTAGAACCATCTACTCCCAATCCATTAACTACTTTTGGAGCTTGTAACCCAGTCTCTTCCCTGAATCCCATTTTTCTTAGTCTTGCTTCAGATTCATTTTGGACTGATTTGGAAATACTAGCTTCTGTGTCAGCAAGTTGCTTCTTCAAAGAATCTAGTTGCTTTTGCATTTTTTCCATGTCGTCCTCGTCATCCTTATCGTCCATTCCCTTCTCTTCTACAGGCTCGTCAGATGCATCGTCATCTTCATCCTCTTTATACATTCCCTTCTCTTTCTCTTCCTCATCGTCGTGAGCACCTTTTTCCATGTCATCATCATCATCGTCACTACCCATATGAGCAGCTTGGATTGTGTTTTGCTGGTCTTCTATTTTAGAAGAAATTCCTGCAGTAGATTCTGAATCGTCAGCGTTTTGAGGAGTTCCCCCTGATGGTTTTGCCTTTCTGTCTCCACCACTTATGTCGGCTCCAGCATAACTGTCACCTTCACCAGCTTTCAACATAGCAACAACTTCAGTAGCAACTGATTTAACGAGTTCAGATTGGGCTTTTGCCATTTCTTTTTCGTTTTCCTCAGCTTCTGCGTCTTCCTCTTCCTTAGCCAATCTAATGTCCATTTTTTGTAGGACTTCGGCTACAGCAGCAAGAGCAAGGTTAGTTCCTTCCATTTGCTTCTCAAGTCTGTCTGAGATTTCTGCCATAGTATTTACCTCCTATGTCTGTTGTTTGTATTATCATTGACATAAAAGGTTGGTCTAAGCCACCTCCGACCTTTTTAGAATGAAAATATAACGTTATATTTAACGTTAGTATATTATACTACGAAAAAC